AACAGGTGTCGGCTCTCCCTTGATTTCACGGGTAACGGCCTTGTTTCTGCCCTGTAATTCTGCAATTTGGCTCTTCTTTGCATCTATTTCCGCTTTTACAGCCTTTTTAAGTTTGCCGCGGTATTGGCTCTTCGGATCGTTTTTAAGTATGTCTATCTCGTTATTTAACGCTTTTATCTGAGCCTTGTTTGATTTTACTTCTGCCTGCGCCTTAGTCTTAGCTTCTCCCTGTAACGGTTTGACTTTACGGGTCAGTGTAGGAATAGTCTCTGCTTTTTCTGCCGCAACACGATTCTCATCAGGTATAGTCTCTCTTACTATCTGCTCGATCTGTTCTTTCCGTGTTCCGGGAACAGTGTCTTGTATTCTCTCTAAATTGCGCTCATTACGCGCTTCGGTTTCGGGGATCTGCTGGGATAATCTCTCGATCTCCCCGGCCGCATCCTGAGACTGCTTTATAGCGTTGTCAATAACGGGTTCTCCCGTTCTAGTCTGCGGTGTCCACAATGACGGTATATTCCTGCCTGTAGCGGCATCAACTAAGGTGTTAGCGGCCTTCCTTGCCACTTGTCCACCTGTACCCATAGCCGTACCAACAAGCGCACCCATCCCGGCTTCCTGCAATACAGTGTTTATTTCATCAGACCATGCTTTATCTTTAGCGTCCTTCTGTGACATTCCCTGTGCCATATAGTTTTGAACATTTACAGCATAGTTAGACTTGTCCTTGTTGGCTATACGGTCAATAGCTTCGTTGATTATGCTGGTTGCCGCCTGCTCACCGCCGCCGATAGCCGCTGATCCGATGATTGATTTTGCAAGATTGCCCGACTGCTGTAACCCTTTAAGCCCCTTTATTGAATCGAGACCCTTGATATCCAGTGCGGCATCGATAGCGCCGGCCGCTAAGCTCTGCGCCCTTGCACTGCCTGACGCATCATCAATACCCCTCTCTTTAAGGTTCTGACGGGTATTTTCAGCCGTTTTGCCGAGCGTAAGTAAATACTTAGCCTTAGATGGTGAAGCGTACTGTATGACTTTTTCTGCCGCTCCTGTGCCTATGTCATATGCAGTCTTTCCGACCGTACCCATATCTGAGGTAACGCCTTCTTTAGTCTGCTGTTTCTGTCTTGAATACTCTTCTGTCGCGTTTTTATATGCTTTTGCAAGGTTGCTGTTTGGCGCGACTGTATTTGTCAATGTAGCAAGCGTATCGACTGCCGCTTCCGTCGTGCCACCATTGATGACGTTTTTAAGCGTGGCAAGTACCGGGTGTTTATCCCCGTATTCCTTATCCTTCTTCGCTGATATCTTGTCAAAGTCCTTCGCGTATTCTTCTACAATCTGCTCGACGGGCTTGCCGTATTTCTGCTCCCAGTCATCCGCGTTCGCCCACAAATTGTTTTTAAGCTGGTGAACAATAGGCGCAGTTCCGCTTGTTTTCAGATTAGTCCTGTTACGATCAAAGAATTTATAAAGGGTATCAGAATCCTTCTTAGTCAGTGACGCACCTATAGGCTTATGGTTCTGAGAATAATTCTGCCTTGCGCGGGTAGTGCTTATGCTTGCGTCTGTTCTGCTGGGGTTTTTAGTCACTGATACAGGCTGAGCGCCCGTGTATGTTGATACATTTGTCGCTGTAGGACTTGTAGAGATAGTGGTAGATGATGTTGCACCATTTAAGACAGGAATTGTCTTTGTTATCGTGATTTGACTAGAGCTTGTAGTCGCTTTAGGCTTCCTGTTTGTAATAGTTCCGTAAGACCCGGTATCTAACGCGGCTAACGCTTTTTGAGAATATCCGACGTTGCCGCTGTTATTACCGACATTTATTTTATCTTCGTCTTTTTTGCGCTTGCTCATAGATTACCTCTATTTGTTAAACTGTTTATAAGAGACTGCAAGTAGTAAACATTCGGAGAAGACGTATAGCTAAGCCCTAACGTGCCATCTCCGTCATACTCTGCATAAAGATCACCGACCGGAGTGCTTATTTCCTTGTCGTAATAGTTTCCACCAAACGGAAGGTTATCTATCGCAAGGTTGTACTGCGTTTCCCCCGGATAGGTTACTTTGTTGGCTGTTCCTATACGATCACCGTTGTTCTTTCTTAAAGCCATACCGGACATATAGCCCTCATCACCGTTTACATTTGTGATATCTTCTGCCGTGCGCTGCAACAAAGGAGCGCTCGGATTACCGAACGCTCTACTGTTGTATGCAGTGACTATTTTGTTTATCAGATTATCCTTTTCAGGATTTACGGCTGTCGGGGTTATGGCGTTGCGCTGAACAATCGGATCTACTACTTTTTCAACCTGATTATTCATCACGGCGTTTTTCTTGTTACTTTTGTTTACCCTTGTGGTTTTTGCTTGTGGATAACCCTTATCTCTCAGATTTCTAGCCATATCCCTTTCTCCTTCTTAGATAAGTCCTTTTTGTCTCAGTTTTGTACGTACATCCTGTATATAAGACTTACCCTGATCCGTTGCTATGTTATAGTAAGCCGTTATGATATTTCCAAGAGTCGTTGCATCCTGAGTTGATGCGATTGCGTTCATAAACTGTTTTGCGTCAAAGCCAATATCATTGTTAACTGACTGCGCGCCGCCGGAATTACCGTTGTTAGTATTTCCTGTGTTTCCGGAATTACCGTTGTTAATATTTCCTGTATTGCCCGTGCTTCCGATATCTGCGCCGTTGCTTATAGCGTTTTCAATGAGTGCTAACCGTGCGGCTTCTTCTTCCTGCCGTCTCCTGTTTGCTTCCATGAGCGCGTTGATATTGTTGCTGCCTAACGTATCTTCAAGCTGCATAGCGTATTTTGCTCTCTGCTGCTGTGCCGCATCTACCGCCGAAGCATAAGCCTGATTTGCGTCTGCAAGGCTGTTTTGGTAGTTGTTAAGAAGACTGGTTATGCTGTTGTTCGTTGCTGAATTTATGTTATTACGGATGTTGCCGTAATTATTAGCCATACCAGCAAGCGTTGACTCAGATGCACCGCCGCTCAATCCCTGTGCTGTTAACTGCTGTCCGAGGTTCTTCTGTGAAAGCATATTGTTTATATATGCCTGTCTCAGATAGTTCTCTGCTTCCTGATTGATTGAGGATCTAGCGTTGTTGTAATTGCCTTCCAACTGACCCTTTGTTTGATTGAGGATGTCTGCAAGCGAATTTATCTGCTGATTGTATGAGTTGTTAAGCTGGCTCAAACTGCTGTTGTAAGCGTTTAACGCAGCGTTTTTAAGATCATTCAGATAACCGTTAGGGTCTCTTGCCTGCCTTTCATACTCCGCGACGAGATTTGTGTAATTCTTTGCGATATTTGCGAGTCTTGCTTCTTCTGCTGCGGCCGCGTCTTTCTGCATTTGAAGCTGTTCCTGAGAAAGTGCATAGTCTCTATCAGCGTTTGCTTTCTGTAATTCAAGCTGCGCCCAACCTAAAGCATCATATGTGTCGCTGCCTGCATCACCTGATGATCCGCTGTCATAACTGCCGCCTGACGAGTACCCGGATGATGATCCGCTGTTTACACCCGTGCTTGTGTTGCTTTTGGTGTTATAGGTGTTCGCGCTAACCGCTGTTCCAGCACTAGAATCAGATGATCCCGGATATGCCTCTGCCGTAAGGTTTTTACCGCCTGTCCCGGTATTCAATACACCGTTTGAGATATAGGTCTTTCCCGTGGTGTAACTTCCACCAGCGCCGCCTGTACCGCCAAGATATGTTGTTGGAATGTATTGATTTTTTGCACTTCTTGTAGCCATTTTTCAATGTCCCCCTTTTCTTATTTACCAACAGAAACCCATGTTCTTTTCCCTATAATGCCGTCCGGGGTAAGCCCCTTTGACTTTTGATATTCTTTAACTGCGTGTTCCGTGTTGTCTCCAAAAATGCCGTCTTCTAGTCCGCAGTGATATCCGAGCTGGTTTAAATACATTTGCCAATTAAGCACGTATGCGTTTTTATCACCCTTCTTTAATGTGGGAAGATCATCAAAAGACTTGATCGGTTCGGGCTTCTGGATGTGTCCGAGAACTTCCGCATCCCACTCGTACAACTTGTATTTATTGATAGTGTTTATCAAAGTGTTTGCATATGTCGGGCTTGTGGCATATCTGTCGGCCTGAACATTTTTACAAGCTGTAATGTAATTTGTTTCGCCCCGAAGGTTCTTATACCTGTTCAATCTGTTAAACAATGCCGAGTGATCGTTGATTGAATCAAGCCAGTTAGGATATTTCCGAAAATCCGCATAAACCTTTTTAGGAACACCGTTGTAATACTCAGTCGTAAGCATCTTTACCGACTGTCCGTTGTATGATCCTTTTATCCCAAAAAGATTGTTTGCTTTCTGCGTTAACCCTGAATTGCCCTTGTTGCTCTCAATGAAAGCCTGCGCCCCTGTCAATGAAGCCAAAATACCGGTCTCCCTCATATCCGTAATAGCAAGGGGTTTTATCTTTTCAAGGAACTGTTCTGCCGTATATGCCATAGTCAACCCCCTAACATCAGTCTGATATTCTCGTTCTTTTCGAGCTGTTCTTTCATCCACTCCAAAGCAAGATCAACCCATTTTGAAAAGATTGAGAACGGAAGGAAACTAGCCAAAGCAGGAAAACGGTCAACAAACATATCGTAAACCATACGAAGTTTTAACTGCCCTGTTCCCGATCCTAACTCCTGTTCTGCATAGCATACCGCCCATTTAAGCCACTCTTTAGCCTTGCCTGCGGAAATGCCGTAAATAACGATGCAAGCGGCTAAAATAACAAGAACAATGTTGTACCAGTTATTAATTATCCATCCCATCTTCAAAGTCTCCTTCCTTGTCTTTGTGCTTGTATTTAGCGACTTGTATAAATGCGGCGGCTAATGCTTCTGCACCGCCGCCGGATAATACCATTGTTATTAACGTGTCATACTGCCAGTCTTTGACCGTGTATATAATTACGCTTGCTGTTATAAACAGGAATAAGAAAAATGCTAATATTATCAGCACATTGTCAAGCGTGTTTCTTTTTTTTCGTTTTCTTCTCATTTCTTTTCTAGATCCGCTATACGGTGATTAGCCACTGATATCTTTTCGTCAAGTAGTTTGTCGGTCTCTTCAAGTTTAAATACCCGTTCGATCACGTTATTATGCTTTTCAACCCTGTTTGAAAGCGTTGTGATATCCTTCCGGGTATGGCCTAACTCTAATTCAATAATGGCTATCTTCTGTTGGAGATTAGCCCCCATATTAGACACGTCATCCCTTATCTCTCTAAGGTCGTTCTCCCGGATATCCTTGATCTCTTCCCGGTTCTTCTCATGGTATTTGATAAGCTCGGCCTTGATCTCTTCCCTCATCTTCTGACGATCCTTCTCAGCCGATGCGTGCCATGTTCCTATTGAGACCAATAATGTGACCGCGCCTGATATCAGAGCGCACCAAATTTCTGTTGGCATATTTTTTTCTCCATCAAAAAAGCACCCCGAAGGATGCTAAAATGTTGTAATTCGACAATTTAATTCGACAATTTAACTCGACAATATGAGAATTTAACTCAAATATTCAAATTAAAATGTGAGTTAGCGGTTTTTTAACCTTGCACCGCAAACAAGGCATTGAGTATTCACTCAAAGAAAAACCGATAATCGCATTACGAAAATCGGGGGCATATCCTACTCATGGTAAGTATGCTATTGCGTATTCGTTACAGAATACGTCATAGATACTTATGCTGTTGTTACGTATGTAAAAGTAGTATTTATAATCAATCCTGCTGAAAGTGCGCTTGTTGCTCTTATCTGTATATTCCCCGATGTATCTAAAATAACAATAGCGTTGTTAACTATTTGTCCACCAAGGTCATAAACAATATAAGGTATATTTTGCATCGGAAAGTGCTTATTAATTGAGCCTATATTCGTCCATATGTTAGCTGTTATGTTTTTTAGCGTAAATCTTGCTGATACAAAACAAATGTTATCTTTATATTTGGCAAATACGTTACTTAATGCAGAAGTATTGGTTTCATTTCTTGATACAGTAATATCTTCCCAATCAGTATATTTTTCCGCAGGTGCTAATGCCATTTATCTCACCTCTCTTTATGTCGTATTCCGCTTAGAATACGTTACTACCCCTTCACGGCCTGCCACTAAGGACAGACCGCTTAGGAGTGTTACAAATGATTAACAGAAAGTATTATTCGTTGTTTGGTTCGGGTTCAACTGAACGATCCCAACTGCGTGCTACTATATTGTGATTGAGTGAATCGGTTACTGACACTACACCGACATCATATACCGGATTATCGATCTTTGAGCCTAACTCATCACAATAAGCTGCTTCTGCTGCTGTCTCTGTGTTGTACTTGCCGACAACCTTAAAAGCCCATCCGTCATTGTCCTTGTTGTGAAGATAGTAATTTACGAAATATACTGGTGCCATGTTTGTTTCTCCTTTCAATTATGCGCTCGGTGCGTTTGATATTCCGATTGATACGTCGAGTGTGTTTGTTAATGCTGCCGAAAAAGTAATCGTACAAGTGCCATTTGCCGCTATATCAACGGACTGATAAGGATAACCACCCTCGGATAATACCTGTACGATGCGGCTTGTAGTCTTAAATAAAGCGTTTGTTATGTTGTAGGACTGCTGCCCGGAAGATAATGTTGCATCTATCCAATGGATATTTTGCGTATCAATAGCATCTTTTACAGCTATTCCGCTTTGAGCATTTGCGGAAGTTCCGTCATATGTCTGATCTATTGAAGCGTCTATTTTCTGCTCTATTGCAACACCGCTCTGAGCATTTGCGGAAGTGCCGTCAAATACCTGATCTACCACCGGCGGGCTTACGTTTTTCCATTCCCCCGCAGAATAGTCATATTGTATTATGTCCTCATCTGACGGACTGCTTATATTAAAGTCCTTTGTGATATTCAACTGAGGAATTGTCGCAGCTAACGTGTATGTCCCATCATAAAGGGTTATTGCCCTGTCAACTGTCTTGGGGTTTAAAATGTTATTGGCGTAATTGGCTTTAGTCATATCACCGCCGCCGCCACCGCCGCCACCGGTCGATTCGATTTTGACTGTTTTGTTGGCAACATCCGGTATAAGCGTTATACCTGACCCTTCAATCAGTTCAATAGTATCTTCGTCACTTGCATCAATGTCCGTTGATCCAACCTTGATTGTCTTAAAAGCATTGTTTACCGACCCGCCGATATCATCCCCGTTATAGGTAGGCCGTCCGCTTGTTTCTCCGATTTTGTCAAGTGCTGTCTTGTTTGAGTGATCGTGCTTCTTTGTAACCGCATCTGCAAGGTCGGTCTCGGTCTGAGTATAGGTATCAAGTAAACTCTTGTTTGTATGTGTATGATCGTCGGCTACTGCGCTTGCTAAGTCGGCTTCTGTCTGTGTGTAAGTGTCTAAAAGTGCCTTGTTAGCGTGGTTATGTTCATCTGTGACAAGTCCCGGCATTGCCGATTCCACTGCCGCTAAGTCATCTGAAACACTGTTTATCACGCCCTGAACAGTGTTTCCTGTTCTGCCTGTAGGTGCTTGCGCTCCCAAACTTGCCGCTGCTGTTCCTGTTTCCAGCTCATCAACAAGTGTGTTATGTGCCGGTGCGCATACCTGTTTAGCCGGTGCATCGAATACCGCTTTTAAGGCAGTCGCAGAAATGACAGGCTGATCGGGCTGTGTTGTAGCACCAACTGCATTTAATTGTGCGTTTGTGATTTTTGAAAAAGCCATATCTTCACCCCTTAAAGTTTCCACTCTCGATGTATTCAAGAGCTAAGTCATATAACCCAAACGGTTCATTCTTTTTTCCGTTCTCTACTCGGAATTGAGCTTTATCCACTTTCTTCAATCTGATCTTTGAATGTGTTATCTTAGCGGTCGTATCTGTGTTGAATGAGAAATTCGCAAAGTCTATAAAGTTAAAGTCAAAGATAACGCCGCTTGATGAGTCCTCTTTTATGGCTGTCCACTCACCCAACTTCTTGGACCACAATTTACATGAAGTCCTCAGAGCGTTCATGATCCGGACTGCGAAATATCTGAATGTTTTGTTTTTATAGAACAGTCTTCCGTCAAGATCGGGTGTGTCCCAACAACAATATATAGCGCGGCCGTCATCGTTGTATGTTTCAAGGGCTTCTATATCCGTCTCAAAGCGGCATATTCTTCCGTTATATGTGCCTATCCATAAGGCTTGTTCATCTGTCCATATGAAAGATGCCGGAATATTCGTACAATAAAAGCCTGCATACTGCCTTGTCGCATACGGCATTGACTTTTCGTTATGGATAGACTGCAATCCGTCAAGGATATAAAACTTGCCGTTTACGGCCAAAATGTACTGGTTATCAAAGACTGTCGCTATCGCGCTATCAAGGTCACTCTCTTTTAGAAGTTTTCCGTTGAGATAGAAGGATCTGTTCTGAGTATATTTTTCACCCGTGATATCCTGCGCCGTAATAGCGTATATTCCTGCGCGGGTTAAGAATAACGGCTCAGTCTGTAGATATCCAAACGCATACGACGATATAACGCCTTCCCCTTGAAGTGTATTTACTGTAGTAAATGAGGGTTCATATGTGTTTGTATTGCTGTCTAAGATCAGGCCGCCTGCTCTTATTGTTACGTTCTGTGCCGGGTCATATTCATCCTTAAATATGGCCAAATAGTTGTTAATTAAGGCATATCCTATAATCGCACTGGCCGCCGAACCAATAACCGAGTACCCCGTATCGGGAAAATATGTCGGATCGAACTGCCCTGAGTAAAAATCCCAGTTAGGAAGATCAGGATTGCCACTTAAAAACAATCTGTCTGACGCACCACCGACACCAAACAAAGTACCTATCGTACACTTGGCTACTCTGTCTTTATATCCTTCAACCGTTCTATATGCTAATATGCGGACGTTATCTTCACCCTTTAAAGGTGTTGCGCCGGGAGCCGAAGTAAAATGGACAACTCCTGTTGTCCTGTTAATTGAATAATGCGTACCTTCTGTCTTTTCTACCCACTGTCCGGAGCTGTTTAGTATCCATGCCTTAGTGGTTGTGTTATCAAGTTTATTGAACGACAAATGAAAATCCTGTTCGGATGAATCGTCACTTGATACATAAAACTGCTCGTAAAATCCCGGCTGCAACATATTCAATGCTTCATACGGTGTTCCACCGCCTTTAGGCATCTTTGAAATGGTTACTAGCGGGATGTAGCCATATTCCTCAGTCAATAATCCAATAGGCTTGCCGTACTCATAGTAATAAATGTTTTTTCCGTCAAGGATAATCAGTCTTTCGCTTAACTGCCATGACTGACTTCTATGAGGGTTTGCGTCGGTATATATCTTTGTGACGCTGTCATTCGCTGCCGAGTATAAGTAAAATTCCTTACCTACATGGAAAATATAGTTTTTCGCAAACGTCGAAAAATCTTTTTGAAGGTTTAACCTTCTGACGCTGATATTCTTTATGTACGTCAAACATGATGAATCTGTGCCGTCAAGATAATACTTAACCTTTATATCTGTATAGTATTCGTTATTTGACCTATCAGAAGGTATATACAAGTCAAAGGTACTGCTTATCTGTTCAGTAAATTCCTTTTTCCAAATGACATTTCCGGCGTTTGAAACAAGCTCGACTTCGATCTTTGTAATAGGAGCTTGTGAGGTTGACGTTTCAAGATCAAATCTCACACGCCCAAAACCTGATACCTGACTTCCCGCATTTCCGATTGTCGCTACTGTTTCGGCATAATATGATGATGAAGGAACAGACTCGTAAAAATCCTCAATTATTGCATAGTTAAAGGATTCTGTTCCGTAAACGTCCTCTATATGGAATTGTAGATTATCGTCTTCCGGTGCTGCCGCCCATGAATAGCTAGAGTTCTTCTCATACATTGCTGAGAATTTCTTTATAGTCAATGTGGCCGTTGTCCCGGAAGCGTTTGCTCTAAAGAATACATCCTTAGACGTATAGCTACCTGCGCTTATATATCCGGAATAATGTGTCTCGGTATTTGCCGCGGCTATAACGTCTGACTCTCCGTCGCCTATCTTTACTCTGAAAGCGTCCGTTGCGGTGTAATCAAACTCAACGTAAACCTTTATAGACTCATCAGGGTTCTTATACAGATATTCACCCATTTCATAGGTTTTATCCGTCGGTGTATAAGGCGCTGATATGGTTTCCGAGGTATCGGAAGTGTTTAATGCCCTGTTTACGTTAACAACCCTGTTTGCGTTATATACTTTAAGAATGTGACAACCGTAAATAGGATCGGATGAGGGTCTTTTTATATACTTCGCGTTTGTGTCTTCCGGCGCTGCGCTCCACTCCATATCAGACGCATATCCCGCGCTCTTCTTAAAGCAAAGCTGCATTTCTGATATTTTGAAATAGTCTCCAACTTCTTCCGGGGCTGTTCTCCATACCCTTATATCCTTTACGGTGTCTAAAGTCTCATAACTGTTTAATGAATATATTTTGACACGAGGATCTTCGTCATCGTCCTTTATATTCCAGTCACGGGATTTTATTTCAGGGTAAAGGTCTATTTCATAACTTCCGACACTTTCAACCTTAAAACGTATTTCTACGTTTGTTCCGGCGGGTATAAGATCATAGAACTGAGACAAGACATATCCGGTATCTCTTGTTGTTGCTGTAACATTTATCTGTACTGCTTTGTCCGTTGACATTATGGCGCGGTTAACGTCCGTCTCATCCGCAAACAGAAATCTTGTTTTGTAGCCGGTTCTTTTGCGCACTTTCCCCGGTACAAGACGTACCATGTTTTCCGCGTTTGGACTTTGGTTGTCATCAACATTTGTTTCGGTGTTGGTGAAATCAACGCCCCTGAACTGATCTATAACAAATATGTCCTTTTTCGGTGACTTAGGAACTTTGAATGATACCGGCATTTAAATCCACCCACTCTCGGAAGTAAACTCTTCATAAGCTGACAGGTTGGCTGAATTGACTAGCCTTTCAAAACCTATCTCAAACTCATTTCTATATGCAGTCGCAATACCGTTGTCGTCGTCTTTATAAAGCTGAGAAGCCATATATAACGGCAGCAAAACATAGACTTCGGGATCAATAGGCAATACGTATTCGTCTTCCGTATCAATCGTTAACTCTTCCGGGTATGCCCTGTAATAGATAGTGAAATTCCCTATCATATTCCGGTCTAATACAAGTGTTTTTGTTCCTTCTTGGTAAAAATCGGTAGTTTGAAGATACTGCTGATATGCGCCCTCAAAATATATACCTTGCGGGTCAATCATATAGAAATCAGGTGCAAGGGCTGTCAAATCGTACTTGATCTTATCTGCATACGGTACAACGTCCTCTGCTGTTGGAAATGATTCTTTGTAGATAGCAACATTCCGCAATGCCATAGGAAAAGCGGTTATAAACTCAAATCTGACGGGCTTGTTAGTTGTGTTTGTTATCAGTCCTTTGAAAACTTCATAGCCCTTTGTGTTGATAGTGACTGTTTCGGTCAATACTTCATCGACGTATATAAAACAGTCACCTATGCCGGACACTTCAAAATAGTATGACTGTCCTTCGTCGGCTGAGTAAGAATATGTATCAGAAAATTCATGTATAGGATTGGACACTGAATCTGAAAGAAGGTTTTTAATGTCCATCTGCGCGATCTTAACGGCCTTTGTAACGAACTTACCGGCCGTCGCAAGAAGCGCTAAACCTTCGTTTGCACAATGCGGCATAGCGGCCAAATAGCCCGTTGTAGATTCATCGACTACTACCTTATCATCTGCCGCAAACATTTTCTGCAATACAGCTAACTTCAAGTCATACCATGTACTCATCTTATCCCTCTAATCTTGCAACCAAATCTTCCTTCTTTCCGGTCGCATCAAGTCCACGCTCCGCACATAACTTTTTAAGCTGCGCGTACTGCATGGATGCGTAGTCAACTTTAGGTTCGGGCTTGACGACAGACGCGCCGGACGAGGTTTTCCCCGTCCAGCGTGCTTCGTATCTGTATTCGCCGCCTACCTTTGTTACTTCGTAAACTAAATTCCCTTCAAGGAATGTGTCGCCTACTTTAAGTCCGTCCGGTGCCATGCGAAAACCCCCTTTACAGTGATGATCCGTTCTGTGCGCCACCCATAATGAACGCTCTCCAGTCATTGAAGCCTGCGCTCCAACGTGCATATCCGCTCCATTCAAGGTTTCTTGACTTGTTGAGAACTTCGTTAGAAACGTCAAGCGGTACTCTGTCATAGAATACGCCCGCGTTAAGCTCTCTCTGAGCTTCGGAACTCATGATGATGTAAGGTGCTGTACCTGATGCAGCTTCCCAACGATGATCGACAACCAGCTTCCAAATACCTTCCTGAGTGTTGATATCATTGTAGTTAGACCCTACTATCTGATGTGAATGGATGATTCTCTTGATAAGGTCTTCAAGTGCCGGTGTGTTGCCCGGAATGATGATCGTATCAAAGGTGTAACCCATTACGTTACCGGACTGGTTCTTGAAGTTACGTCCGATGTTTGCAAGCTTGTAAAGAACTGTAGCATCTGAACCAAACGCATCTGTGAATACGTTAGACTGATTTGCAACACCTGTCTTCTTGCCGGGATGATCCGTTGCGAAAAGTGCCTTGCCGTCGCCCGTTGTCTTGTCGTATGACTTGCCGCCGTAAGCGAAGGTTGCGCCTTCTGCTACAAGTGCGTCGGATGCGTACTGCGCTCTTGATCTCTTATATGCACGAACAAAGTTAGCGGCCGTCTGCTTCATAAGATCGATATTGCCGTCGTCCTTTGCTTCTCTAGTACACATAAAGGTCTTGATGAACTGATGATGCTCGATCAGCTTCGAGAAGCCCATTGAGTAATCATCAGCCACGCCGTTATCACCCTCTGTAACCTCTTCAAAGTTACCGAACTCAGTCATCGATCCCTGTTTCTCACCGAACTTCTTTGACTTCTTTACGTTGAAAAGTGCCTTTACCAGCTCGTCATCCTTATTCTTTTCTGTATCTGTGTCCTGAATAACCATTGAAAGCTCGGTATCAATGGTTTTCCACGCTTCATCGTTAAGACCGCCATGCTTAGAAAATATTACTGCCATTGTCTATTCCCCCCTCTCTTATGCGAATCTACCTACAACCTTAGCTCCGGAAGCACCGCCAGCCGTAAGAAGCTCAAATACTCCGCTTGTGGTTGTTGCTGTTGCCTGTTCACCTGTCGTTGTTACCTTGTTTCCGGGAACAAGAGTTGTTCCTGCTGCGGAAAGAGTTGTCTCCCACTCATACTCAGGAAGTACGGGGATAACTGCCAGCTTGTCACCGGTCTTAGCCGTAATGTCTTTGCCAGTGTAAACAAACTCCGGAACTGCTGTTCCCGAAGATGCTACTGCTGTTCCTGCGCTACCATAAGCAACAAGGCATCCATGATTGTATGTCGTGCCGTTCGTAGCAATGATCTCTTTTTCAATGGGAGCTGCATCCTGCTCAGCTCTGAAAAATTCAAATGCCATATCTCGTTCCTCTCTTTCAAAGATTTAATTGTCCTGCGACTTTCTTATAAAGTGCGCGTATCTGTTTCTCTGTCTTCCCGTCGGCCTTCATTGATCTCATGATCTCGGCGGGGACTTCAACATCGTCATTTTCCGTTGCAACACCGTTAGGCTGTGTCGCTAAATGATCCTTGCCCCTCATTTGATTAATGGCCTGTTGTCTCGCCGCTTGATTTGTATGCTGCATATAATTGTCAAAGTTAACCATCTTATATGCTTCAACTAAACTCAGACCCCGTTCTACTTGGCGGACAATTTCGGGGAAGTTTGGCAGCTCGGCAAGATCGTCAAAACTCTTGATAGACGGGTCAATTTCCATGACCTTAGAAATATCACTTTGTAATGCGTTTGTTGCCACTGCCTTTTGCTGCTCTTGGATAATCCGACTTGCAGTCTGTACCATCGGATTAGTGGCTATTGCCCTGTCAATAAATGACGGATCAATACCCTTTTCCTGTAGCTCACGCTCTCTCTGCAATCTCTCCTGATTTTCCAAAGCATCAAAGTATTCAATCACATTTGTTACGGGTTTTCCTGTAACCGGGTGTGTTACCCCGTTGCACATTGCCGCGACTTTCTGATCGAGCGGGTTTAAAATGCTTTCGTACTTTTTACGTGCATCTTCCTCGGCTCGTCTCCTGATAGCTGCGTACCGTGCGTTTTCCTCGGCTGATTGCTGGACTGGCTCGACGACTCCAGTTTCGGGTTGTTCTTCCTCTTCGTCTGTTTCTCCAAAGTAATCAACTTCGTCAGAACTTTCTTCTGCAAGATCGGCGGTTTCTTGCTCTTCTGCGCCTGTGTCCTCGGCTTCTTCTCCAAAGAGTTGTAAGTCAAAGTCAAGAAGATTCTTTTCTACCATATTCAATTTTCCTTTCTGTGTAATTTTTGCGCGTTTACTGCGATTTATTTAAGAAAAGGTCTATGCCTTATTCTTCAATAATGGGTTGTTCGTTCTCGACGGTCTTTACCACTTTGTCATAGTTTCCGCACTGCTTATTCATGCAGGATAAGTCCTGCGATACGTATAAATGCGGTACGTTGTCGATCATCCTAAGAACATTCTTTGTATTGGTTATTCTCATTTCAACGTCACATAACGGGCATTTCATTTCCTAAGTCTCCCTGTGGTTGCTGCATCATTGCTTGTTGCTGCTGTTGCTCGGCCATCATCATTTCAATTTGACTTAAAACGTCACCGGCGTTCGGATAATGGTTCTTCTCCATGAGCGACCAGTAAAGTCTCATCGTTTCAAGACTTCCTAGTTGTCCAAATGCGCCGGATTGAAGTTTCATATCTATCTGTTGCCACATGGCTTCTCTGTTTGCCATCATGGTTGACGTGGGATCGGTCTCAAACAAGAACTCGTCATTCCAGTAATATTCACCGGCGGCATCCTGTTTGATGAAGTCCATCTTGTCAAGAACGTCGTATTCCTGTTCGCCGTTTACACCGCTTCCCGTAATCGGTAACGGATCATCGGCATATGCAAGCCAAAACTGGAACATTAACTGATAGAGTTTTGCGTAAGCGTCATTCTTCATGACACGCTTTGATTCCAAACGACCGGCGGCCTGATTGATTGAATACTGTTTAGCCGTACCTGATACAGCGGAAGGATCGTATTTACCCTGAAACGCGTCCGTTATACCCAAAGTAGAACGTGCATCTTCATAGGCTTTATTGACCATCTGTAAATCCTGCTGGATATTGACTTGCATATTCAATATGTCAATCATGGATTTTTGCTGAGGATCGTCAAGACGGACAATCTTTAATTCTTTGTCGTTTGTTTCAACCTTCGCGCCTCTCGGCAACGTAACGATTGAACCGCCCTTTAAGGTTTTCTCTGCGGCCTTTGACCCTACCTTCTTTATCAAGTCCTGCTGATCTTCAATGACTTTTACATCAGAAAATCCCAGTAAGGAATTTGTCTTTGATACGTTTTTACGTACAATGATGGGAAAACAGTTAGGCTTGTAATAATCAAGCGTTATGACTTCCTTTGCGGATATCTGCATCGGTAAACCGGTCTGAGGGTCTATCTGCTCTTCCTGCATCAAAGGAATTTCAACTGTGAACTGTTCGTCCTCGGTCTCTTCAAATTTCTTTGAACCGCACTGAGGACAGACTTTTTCTTCTGTCACAAAACCACATTCTTTACACTTTCTTGTGATCCGTGCCTGATAGTCTTCCAAGTCTTCTAGGGTATAGTCATCTACCCACGTAAAACGGCCTATTTTGCCATTGTTTTTGTAATAGACGGTATTTATAGTGACTACATCCGTATCAAGGCTAGATGAGCTTTCTGCGCCCCTTATATCCTTATATTCCTCGGAAGCGTCCTCTACATCGACGTTGTATTTATCCTTAACAAACTTCTTTGTCTTTGCTGTTTGGACAAATATGTAGTCCATATCCTCAATGTTTGAAACGCCGGGCTGCGGAATAACCTGTCTCGGATTAAGCTCAACCACGTTCACATCACCGTAATTTGAGTGAAATCCCATCTCGTTATCCCACTCAACTAAGAAGAAATCACCACCCATTACCGGGACTGTTCTTTCCATTTGGTCATTTATGATTGAAAGTTTGAGAAGTTTTACCTTGTTTACTAAGGCTCTTTCTATAGAACGGGCTAACTCTTCGTCGCCTTCATGTAAGGCTGTGACCTTTGGCATCGGTATTGAGGAATCTACCTGAGACTCGATCAATTCATATGCGATATTACGGACATTTATAGCTAATGTTTTGGCGGCTATGTTAGTATTCGGGTTTCCGTTTACTTCCCTAGTGCCTTCATAAATGCCCTGATTTTTGGATATCTCTACAAGGGTTGATCCGTATGCAATTCGCGCTTCTTCGAGCTTTCCGCGCCATTTATCGCGCTTCTTTTCTTCGGGTGTTGGAGCTATTGCTTTTTTTACCTGTTTCATTACCCTTTTTAACCTCATACCGGCTCACCGTATTTCGCCAATAGGTACTCCCTATCTTCTGCATTTGCGTTTTCTATATCTTCAAGGATTGACCTGTGTTGTTTTGTCTCGATTCGGTCGTAATCGACTTCCGGACTTCTTACCCACCAAACACAAAACGACCTTAAACTGTCAGGATCATGCGTCAGATCGTGAGGGTCTTTCGCATAGACGTTAGGCCGTTTCTTGTCTTTTTGGATTTTCTGCAAGCATCTTAACAAGTTGGGTGCGCACCCATCTAAAATCGTTAATTTCGGGTGTTCATCAACAACTTTTAGCCATTCTTTCATGGATGCGCAGCCTGCTTGAAAATCTCGACTTGTTTTTGTGAGATTTATTCCGTTTTCACTGAACAAAACTGCTCTTGATTTTCCTGTTACCTGATCTCTCGACCACAAATCGGACGGTGCAAGCCAGTGTTGTATCTTCTCATCACCGGTTATCGAACGCAAAATGTCACAAGTTGCCCCGATTGTTTTGTCAGGAGCGTCATATTCACGATAAACTTGCGCATTTCCCTTCGTATCGACCTGAATCCAGTGCGCCGAAAGCATATCAAGGCCGTAATCAAGGCAAACATACCGCGTAACCTTCCCTTCAAGCTCTTTTTTGACAACATGAGTGTCTCTTTTGACCTCAGGAAAGAACGAACCACCGGGAACTGTTAACGCTTCTTCAATAGTTGCCGGGTATTCTTGCGTTATCATGTCGCCCATAGTGCGTTTTGTGTTCTCATACCACTTCTCATCACGTCTAGGGTCGGCATACCACGGTATAAATATCTTGTTGAACCCGTTATCCGGGTCAGTAAACACGTTTTCAAAGAATGATCCGCGCTCAATAGTGGACAATCCCACGACTTGACCGCCTGACGGCCTGTTTATTGTAGGAAAACCGGCCTTCCAAATATCTTCTGCGAACTGCTGAAACGCCCACTCATCGAAAATTATTAAGTCCGCTGTGAACGATCTTGCCGCATTGGGTGAACTGGGGAAGCATTTGAACACGCTATCGGGGAGATTGGGGAAGTGTATAGTAAGAATTAATGAGGTGTTTTCCCAAGTGCTGTTCACCCAATTTATCGGTTGATCGTTTTTCGGTGCGAATAATTCACGCATATTGTCAAGAATGACACTCATCCTTCTGACTAATTCCTGCGCTTCATCTTCTGTTCGCGATAATCCTATGACTGTTCGCCCCGGATTTATCATTTTCCAAAGGGCGTAATGCAAAACCAACCATGTTATACCTAGCTGACGAGCCTTTAAGATGACGTTCAATTTGTTGTCTCTGAACTGTCTTAACGCGTTTCTCTGTTCGTCCCATAAATCAAATGGTTGAATCAGGGTTTCCGCGTCTTTGTCTTCGATATGCCCGTAAGTCTCAACGAAATATTCCAAATGTGACCGGCAATAATCGATCTCTTTTTCTCTTAATTCACTTGGCTTGTAGCTGGTTAAATCCATAAATTACAAAAGGACTGCCCCAAACGACAGCCCTCTTTCTGAGGAAAAGTAACATGAAAAACAAAGTTTTACCGGTTATTACGTTATCAGATATTTTTATGCAAAAACATGATGTAAACGAAATTTTTTAAGAAATCTTGCAATATTCGTCTAAAGCCGATTCATACATTGCGTAAGTCCATCTAGGAGACTTCCCTATCGTATCTGCGACTTTTTCAAGGGTCATATTATGGAAATAGTACAAGATCAGAATCTTTCTCAGGGATGCCGGATGTATTTGCTGAACTTTGTTTAAACATTCATTTTTTCGGACTAAGCTCTCCATTATCAGATTCGTAAGTCTCACCCGGTATTCTTCCATATTTATAACGGCTTCTTCAAGTTTGTTGTTGTTTGACGGTGATCCCATCGGTGAATAATTCGGGGTCATCTTTGTCGCAACCGTCATTAAGCGTTCTATTTCCAATTCTACCGCCCTTATGTCGCTCTCTATTTCCTTTATAGGCTTTAATTCCCGTTTCGCTTCGTTTCTCGTCATGTTCTCCCCTTTCAATTAAACCATTTAACAACAGTGTCGCCTTCGTACCCCTTCTCCCAAACAAACCACGCTAACGCCATCATGGAAGCACTCTCTGAGAATTGCCCGTTCATTCCGCACTTTATTCTCGATGATGATACCCATATACGTTTAGGTGGAAATTCTTCAAATAGTTTCTTCCGGGCCTTACCCTCTAAGAACTGGACTTTCAAAAACATACAGACCTTATTTCCCGTCCCCACAATTTTTAAAGCGTGTTCTATAAACTCCTGAGCGTATTTATATGGTGGGTTAGTGACTATATCTCCCGAATACGGTAAATCCCATTTCAGAAAATCTATCTGTGTTCCATATCCCCGGTCGATTAGATCAGAACTCCAAACATTAAAACCTTTTTCTACAAAGACCTTCGATAAGTGACCTTCTCCGCAAGCACACTCCCATATGTTTTTATTCAAATCTTCGATCTTTAAAAGCCACTTGGCAGCTTCCGGACTTGTCGCGTAATAGTCGTTCTTTTCTCTGTCTGTTTCCGACATATTATGACTGCCTATCATACGGGCTACTTTTTTATATCCTTCGATCATACTTACCTCGCGATAGCGAAAAATTTTTTGGATTTTTGGTGTTAACACTATCTCCACAACATAGAGACGCATTTATCCAGTGCTTTCTGCCGGTCAATCCCTTTGCATCTGCACACTTCATCAAACTTTTCCATGTTTAGCTCGTTGTTCATATAAGGACAATTTTCACAGGTGTTAACACTTTCCGATATGGTGTTAACACGCTCCATCACTACACCTTTTCGTGTCAGGGTTATCTCTCCGCGCTTTATCTGTCTCAGCAATGCTTCCGCACTCTCACGATTCAGATACTTCGATAGCTCCTCTTTATCCTTGATATTTAGCCGTATTCCTAGTGTTTTTGTGTTTTCTGTCATGGTGTTATCACTCCTCTCTAGGTGTTAACACTTCGGGGATTTTTATAAAATTTTCTAGTGAGACGGGGGGTTCCCGCGCAAAAAAAAATTTCCGCCGTTGGGTGGGGGTGCCTGAGTGGTCCGGCTGGCGCTGATCTTGCGCGGTTCCGGCGGTTCCTGAGTAGATCAAGATAATATCTGTATGAATGATATATGTGAGGTTCAAAATATATGTTCATTCAACAAATATTATGTCAACTCCGGCCCGTCCCGATCCGGTTCCCGATACCCGATAAACGTGTCAACCATGCGGCTTTGCGCGTGTTTTGCATCTGTGCGCGAAAGATCACTTTAGCGAATAGATAATACTATATCTTCTCATGCGTGCATTTTAGGTTGTATCTTTGCCGGTCACGTCCTGCACGATTGTTAAGTCCGGATCATCAAGGCGCGCGCTGATCTTATGCAGCAGCTCCCGATCTTTATCGGTCATGATCTCCGCCTGCACTTCTACCCGGTCTATCGGTTTATCCCCGTATGTGTCCCGGATAAGCTCGTAAGCCTTCATATTGCCACCTACGGCCCGACCAACGGCCACAAGTTGAATTAGATCATATAGAGTCGCATCCGGATTATCACGCCTTAGCCGCTCCGCGATCTCCGGTTCTAAGTCTGCACCTGCTATTATTTCATCCGTGGCCTTTAAGGTTAGAATCTGCTCTAGGGATTGCTTGGCCGTCTTCTTCTCCCCGTGTAGCTTCCGGACCGCTTCCGCGCCTTTTCTACATACTTCTTTTCTTTTCTCCGGCGTCATCTGATTAAAGGAGACTCTCTTTTCTAGATTCTTCCATCCCTTTTGTCTTCCCTCCGGTTCTATTTCTCCATTTATGATCTTGTTATACAGACTCTTTTCTTCTTCCGGCTCCGCCTGTTTTGTTTTCTTCATATCTTCCCCCAACAAAAAAAGCGCTTCATCCTGCCGGACAAACGCGCCTTTTATAGTTCTACAATGTATTTAATTATTAATATAACTTTAACATACCAGTATTTGAAAGATCAAGCTTATTAAAGATCGAGCCGGGCCTTGATTGCGTCCATAATGTAGGCGTTGAGACTTTGGCCGGCTGCTTCCGCTGCTGCCGTGATCGTCTCCCGTGTTGGCTCGGTGTCTTTTCTTATCCGTAGCAGGATCTTGTCATAGGCTTTCTGCTCGTATCTCTGAGTCGCTTTTTTATGTGCTGTACTTTGCATAGATAAACTATATCATATATATATATAACACGCTATCGTCATCTTGCACAAAGTGCTAGCGTGTTATTTGTGCAACATTCCGACTTGACCCGTCACTCGCTAGCGTGTTATCATGTGTTCAGATCGGACGGGAACACCGCCGACACCAAAAACAGCACAAACAGAAAAGGAGAAAACACCATGACAAATTACAACGAATTAAGAAACGCACTCATCGAGGAACTCAAAAACAACGACGATCTTTTTGTTGATATGATCAACGAGCTTGACAGCTGGAACGGATTCGCGGATGGCTTCAGGGCTTACCCCATGTATGAACTTGATGACCTGTTTTGTGATTGCAAGGTCTCAGACTTCTTAGAGAAGATCACAGACAGCTTTAATCTCCATGATGAGTACATGATCGATACTATTTACGGGCTTGACAGCACTAACGACATAGTTGATCACTATCGCTGCAACGTATGGGAAACCGACTTGCTTGACGGTCTGATGGATCGAGTTGATGATCTCGACTTTTGGAATCATGAGGACTTCAAAGAACAGATCGAGGAACTTAACGCACTTAATATAGCAGCATAAACAATCAAACAGGCGGCCGGCGCTGCCGGCCTGCCGGAAGGGAGTCAACCATGAAAAAGATCGATTATACCAAAAAGCCATTATTCACAAACAACGAAAGACGCCGCGCCGGCCTGCCGACACTCAGGAAAGGAAAAGGCAAGAGATATAAAACCCGCTGCGCTTCATGGGAAGCCTTTAGCGCATGGTATGACTGGATCAACGCAAACTAGAAAGGAGTCAACCATAAAAAATATAACACTTGGAATAATACTTGCAGGATACGGAAAACCTAACAGATATGTCTATCAGATCAAGGACTATGAGACGATGGAAGGCGGCAAGGCATACACCACCGAATTAGATAACTCGAATCACATTGTATCATTAGATGATATTGTTTGGTACGATCCTGATGACGCTATAGAATCATTAGCAGGCAAATATTACAAGATCCCTAATAGCTGCTTGACATACGCCGGAGCTTTTCACTGAATTGTTAAAACTGCATAACACGCTAGCCGTATATTTAGTGACATTTACCGATTGACGGATATATCGCTAGCGTGTTACCATAAAGCCGCAAGGAACAAACAACCAGCACGAAAGGAGTTAACACCATGACAACAAAAGACCTTATTGAAGAGATCACTAAACAGGAATCATTTTACCGCCGCGGCCTTCTCACCTATACCGAAATGCTAGACAACATAATCAGGATCGCGGAAGACGAAAAGCCCCGCCGGATCGAATACAGAAACGGAAACCGGGGAAGCTGGAAACCCTTTGACGATATCCTTTATACAAAACAGGAAGCCGACGAGCTTATTGAAAGATTGAGCTATAACAACATCGGATTAAGGTTTAGAGCTATCGCATAATAGAAAACCCGCTGGAGAGGATCAAGCCCGGATCACTACCGGCAGCGGGAAGTAACCAAAAAAGCAAAGACACCCCGGAAAGACGGGGAGAAAAGAGGACATCATGACAAAAAACAGTTTTGCACAGGCAGTAGCACAGATCGTTAACGGAACAGCACGAGAAGTTGAGAAGGCTAACGGCGTTATATTAACAGCCGTTGACGTACCCACAGCAGACTCGAACGTAGTAGCGGCGATCTATATTGACCGGTTTTATGATGAGGGCTATACACCGGAAGAAACAGCGGAAGCACTAGCCGACGTTATAAAGCAGCAGGAAACAAAGCACGTAAATATTGATTTTATCCGTGATTTTGAAGCAGTAAAACCCCTTTTAAGGGCAAGGCTTTATAACAAAGCAACAACCGCCGACGTTAAGAGAAGCGCGAAAGAATACGGACTCGATGATCTTATCATCACGGCATACATAGAAAACGCTATCCCTTCCGGATCTATCAAGGTTACAAGCGGACTTTGCCAGCAATGGAACGTCACAGCCGAGGAAGTGTTAAGAATAGCCGAGGAAAACAGCAAGAAGGACGCGAAAATCCAGTCAATGCGCGACGTTTTAGCAAGCATGGGCTACCCTTACCCTTCACCGGAAGATGATATTCCCTTGCAGGTAGTATCTAACAGTAAATCATGTTATGGAGCATATGCAGTCATAGCCTTGATGGATGAGTTAAAAGCAAGATACAAAAAAGGCTTCACGATCCTTCCGTCATCCGTTCATGAAGTGTTAATAACCGAGATTGGCGAATCATTAGACGCACTTGTGCAGGAAGTTAACGACAGTGAAGTTGATCCTGCTGAACAGCTTTCAAACCATGCTTACAGAATAGTCGCATAAAACAGATATCGAAAATTTTAGATAAATATACGCTGCCCTACCGGCGAAACGGGGAGAAAGGACGAAGCAATGTTTGAAGTGAAGTAAGAAAGGAGTCGAGTATGAATAATTATAACAGGAATTTAGACATATACCACGGACAGGCCGAGAAAGACATTTTTGCCACCGTACCGGACTTATCAGACCGAATTATTAGAACTACAATGAAAGAGATTAAAGAAGCCTATGACGAGTTTATGTCCGATCTTCTCATGGAATCACAGGAAGCCTATTGAAAAAACATAAATAATATATTATAATACCTGTTACATGGTGTGAGCGTACTGGAATTGAGAGTGTTCCGGTGCGCTCCTTTTCTATTCCATCTTTGCACCGCAGTTCGGACAATAGTTAAACTTATTTCTATAAGCACAACCGCAAGTACACTGATACGATAAAACCTTGCCACAATCTGTTATCTTTTCCCAATGCCCTTGCGGTCTGCTCGGCAAATCACTAAACCGCTTTATCAAATCTTCTTCTGCATACATCACTTGTCCGTTGTGTACTGTGTATTCGCAAGTTTTTAAAGCATAGATAAAATCATCTTTTGTCATTTAACACCCCTTTTCTACCAAGTCCTATGTGTTATATCCATTTGTGCATCACACATAGGACACGTTATATACTGCGGTACGTTCATTACTTCCTTAACTATAATAACTTCGTGACATTCTGAACACTCGTATTGATCTTCTGTTATCCATATCCAATGCCCTATCGGTCTGTCTTGCTCTAATGACTTTATCGCCATATCAAGAGCAGGAATAGTATTTTTATATATGGGAAAATGAATAAAACTCGTCGGCATAAATTCCCCTACACAATTTCTTATCCTCTGTATCACTTCTTTTGCTTCTTCCCTTGTTACTTTGTCTGTCATTCTGCTTCTCCTTTTTTAGCCATTATACACTATTTCTCCGATATGTCCTAATTTTACATCCCGATCTATCATGACTTTATATCCACACTTCTTAGCCCGGATGCAAAATGCTATATCCTCTCCTACGCCCCATTTTGGCTCAAATAAGCTCTTATAGCGTTTAAGCATACTTTTTATCGTCTCACACTTAATAAGGCAAAATCCGAAGCCACAGGCGGCTATTTCGGCATATCCTGACGTTGACATATCATGAACAAGTTTTGGAGACCGAAAAGGGAAGCGCCGCCTTGTAATGATCTTTTTATAACACACGTTTCTATTCTCTCCGTGCCGTGTCACATATAACCCTGAGACTATATCTGTATCATGACTCATTAACTTGTTCAGATCGTCGGCGCAAAAGATCATATCACTATCGGCATATAGTATATAATCATAGTCATTTTCAACTGCATAATGTGCTATAGCATCCCTTGAATCGTATATCAAAGACCCTTCAACCAGCATTGGATCTACCACACCTTTTTTTGCCGTCTGCAATAAGCTGATAACAGTTTTAGTCGGTATGGTTCTTATGCACGGCATCCCCAGTAAAACCCTCATTTGTTCACCCCGTCTGCTATGCTTTTATAGTATTCCCATGTGATCTGTTTATGCAGTTCCTCACGGAGATTTGTTCCATACGTTCTCATGCAGCGCCGGACGTAATCAGCAAACTTTCCGTCTTTTTGGTATTCCTCATACATTTTGTTGTATTGCAGGTTATTTATCATCATCTGCCCCCTTTCTTATCTGATCTATTAATGCTCCACCTAGTACGCAAATAAGCGTTCCAACAACTCCCGCTAAAAAGCCTATACACATCCCCTCAAAAAGTGTCATTGCTATTCTCCTTTCGTATAGCGGTCGATAATCTGCAAAATCCCATATAGTGTCATACCTTTTTCGTGATTATTAACTCCGTGTACTATCGGATATGCGTTTTGCTCTATCTCGGCTCTTATCTTGTCAAACACATCAACTGTCGGCTCGTCCTTAACCATCTGTAAAACTAAATCATAGGGGCATTTGTTAGCGACTAATTTGTTATATAAATAATCTCCATCAATTAACCTCATTCCTTACCTCACATTCTTGTCCACAATAAGGACATCTATTTACAGTACAAATTCTTGTATAATGCCATTTCTTACAATGTTTGCAATATATCCAAGTCATTCTTTACCGCCTTTCTGATATGGTGCGTTCCACCAATCATATGCAAAATATAAATCGTGTTCCATGCACTCCATACAGTCAACTATATAATCTTCTATACTTTGAACATAATCGTTTCGCTCGTAAGAATAGTATGGGAACATCATCTTTATCATATCTCCATTAGTCGCATTGTCGGGAATAGGTATACCTTCTGCTATAGATGATAAACCACGACCTTCTAATGTGTCAGAAAAACTTATATATTCTTGGCATATTCTGTGAAAATCCTTTTCGTCTATATCAATTATTAGTGTCATTCCTTATCCTCACTTTCCTGTGGCTCATCCCACCAATGACAATGTTCGCAATCACCATTACACTCAACCATACCGTAAACAATCTCTGCTATACAGCCCATCTTTATTCCTCACTTTCCTGTAGCACGAACCATTCATTCGGATATAACCTATAATTGAATACACAGACTCCTGCAAAACCATCATAAAAATGAAATGGACAATCTTCACAAGGTTCATCAAGATTATCTCTATCTTCGCAAAACTCTTTCAGCATCTTTGCGTGTTCCAATGCCTCTTGATTTGTCATTTCTTATTCCTCACTTTCCTGTGGCTCAACCATCTTTGCACCGCAGTTGGGGCAATACTTTGTCTTATTACTTACTCCATAACCGGTAGCCGAATAAACATCACCATTACTAAAATGTTCAAAAGGCGGCGAACAACCACATTCCGAACAAAATACTTTACGACTCCATTCATTTATATTTTCTTCAATCCAATGTCCTGTCTTAGGCTCTTGTTCGTTGAGTGGTGTGCCGTGTACGACTTCGTATAACACCCTTTGCGGAAAGATATATTTCTTCACAAGTTCATAATCATCTTCAGGTATATCAATTATCAGTTTCATTCATTCCTCACTTTCAATAATTCCTATCGCTATCTCTAACCACCCTATCTGTAACGATATTCCGACTATTCGTTCTGACCAATAACCGCACATAAAGGCTATTCCGCAAAACTCGTCACTTTGTAGAATGGATATAAAAGGTTTCATTCCTTATCCCCCTACTTTATCCGAAAATTGATAATCACTAATTCGATACTAATAAAGCACAAGAAAAAATATATTACTGTCATTCTGTCTTATCCTCGCTTTCTGCC